CAAACGGATTGGAAAGTTCTGCGCCCGGTTATCATCCGGCCGATTTGGGCGGATTCCCTGCATCATCAGCGCAAGGTTTTTCTTTTCATCCGACGCCTCGGCCGCATCCGCTGTTTCACGGCTGCGCACCACACCCTGCGCCAGATTCGGGTCCATCCGCTCCAGAATGTTCACCGCAATTCCTGAGCTGTCGATCAACTTATTGTCGTCCAGACTGCGCAGCGGGCCGCTCGCGGCGTCCGCCAGCTTCAGCAAATATTCTCCGTTCAGGTCGCGCGCATCAAACGTCAGCGAAATGTTGTACCGCCCCTGAATCTGCCGCCGGCTCTTCTGCTCAATCTCTTCCACCGGCTGGCCGGTAATCTGCGAAATCTGCTCCGGCTCCATAAACTGGTCAATCAGCTGCAGGCTCATCATATAAGCCTCGGCAAACACACCCAGGAACGTGTCAATACGGTCCTGACTGAACAACTGCACAAACACCTCGTCCACATCCTCATACGGAATGCCCCAGTATTCGCCGATGTGCCGCCGCTGCCTCTGATAATGGTCCTTGTTGGAAGAAGGATACTTCGGCGGATCCAGATAGCCGATGGCGTTTCCTTCGCGCGGCCCCATCTCAATCTCACTGAACGGCGCAAAACTGTAAGTTCCGGGCGGCGCACCGGCGGGAATCTTGCGGACCGGGCCGGTTGCTTCCTGCACATGATCCTCAAAACTGTCATCGAGCAACTTAATTGAATTCTGCACCGTGCGCAGAATCTCGCCCACGCTGCGCCCGTCGGCAATCGCCGCGCTCAGCGTCTCGCGCTGGCTGTGAATGCACGGATAATTTCCATGATCACGATCAAACAGAATGCGGTCCGTGGCCGGAACATCCACAAAACAAGAAACTGTCTGCCAATAAATCCCGGGAATGCCGTCTTCATTCACCGCCCGCGAATAGACATGCAGCACTTCATACCGCTCATCCATGCCGTACAATCCGGAATCTGCGCCTTCGGAAATGTTGGTCCGCATATCCAGATCATCCGTCAGCACGCTGCGGCCCTTGCCGGTTTCCAGCAGATCATCAACAAACGCCTTGCTCCACTCAAATTTCGCGGCTTCTTCGCGTACCTGCGCGGCCGTCAGCCGGTCGCGCTTGATAATCCAGGGGCTTTCCTGCAACTCCGTCACATCGCGCGGGAAAATCACATCGTCAAACTGTCGCAGTGCCGCAATGTCAGGACGCGAACACTTCACCCGCGGAATCGGAAACTCGCATTGCTCTTTTTCGTAAAGCTCCTTCACCATCCGGTTAATGCGCTTCTTCGAAAGCTGCGGAAAATGCGCCTGCAGCAGCATCCGTAATTCAATCCTGCGCTCCGGGTTGCTCACCACATCAATTAAAATCTCGCCTTCGGCCTCCGTCGGCTCGTTCGGCATCACCTCAACAATCTTCTCCAGCAGCTCATCCACCGTCAGAGTTTCCAGTACTACCTCACGCTGCTCCTCCCAATCCACCCACAAAACGGCCCCTGCCGGACTGTCGCCATACGTATAGTTGGCCAGCAGTTTTGCCTGACGCCGAAACTTCTGGCTCCACTGGTTCTTCACCAGCCACTTAATCAGCGTGGAATTGTAGCCACCGACCTTGCCGTCGGTGCTCTCCATTCCCATATCACGCGGAATGGCGCGCAAAACTGCCGTGGACAGCTCCGCAACAATGTAGTTGATCACTTTGTCGATAGTGAACGGCTGCGTGTCAGACGCACCCTCAAACGGCTTGGCCGGCCTGCCAAGATAATCCTCACGTTTCCGTCCGTCCGGGCTTTGCCCGGCCCAGCGGCACAATCTATCATTCTGGCTGGCCTCGCGCTTGCTTTGAACATGGTCCGCAATATCTGTGCGCACACTCTCAATCGCCGAACGAACCGCTAAAACATGCTCTTCAGACGCCTTTTCACGCCCGCCGTCTGCCTTCACAAAATCAAGCCTGGCTTCCGTCTCTTTCATTGAGCTGCTCCTGCAAGTTTCTCAGCATTTCTCAGCCAGGCCTGCTTATAACCGGAAGCACGGCGCTTTTCCGCTTCCCGCTCTTCCCGCTCAAACTCTTTTTGAACCATTACAGCCATTTTCGGGTGGCGGCGAATCGGTGCTGAAAGCGAGGAACTGCGCCCGCTGCCGACAACAATTTCAGGATGCACCTTCTTAAATTCATCCACCGCGTTGGGATCATTCCAGGCATTATCGACGCCATGCTTGCGTCCATAGCGAAGTCCGTTGGCAAACAGCTTCGGGTGGATCTGCATGTCACGCTCGCCGTCGGCAACCCGCTTGCCAACCTTACGTTTCTCAACAGCGCGGTGCTGCTGCTGAATCGCTGTCTGCGTCTCAATGTCTTTCGAAATCGCCATTTTCTTCCCCGTACCGCAGGCGTCCCGCCTGCCTTGTCCCACGTACCGCAGGCGTCCCGCCTGCCTTGTCCCACGTACCGCAGGCGTCCCGCCTGCCTTGTCCCACGTACCGCAGGCGTCCCGCCTGCCTTGTCTTCAAATCGTCAACCGAAAATCCCTGCCGCCTGAGCTTTCAGGCAGCAGGGCCGTGAGGTTAGGGAACAACACGAAAATAAAACGACGCATGGCCGGACGTATTGGCGGAAACCGCCTCCTCCGTATTCGGCGTAAACTTAAAGTCCAGCGTATCCGCAACCGTATAAACCTTTTCACGGGTTGCAGTGGGCCCAAACTTTTTCCAGATCTCCGTCCCGTCACTTGCCAACTCGGTAGACGTCAGATACGCATCATCATTGCTTCCATCACCAACAATTACCGCCAGGCTTCCGGTATAATTGGTGTTAGCCGTATCAAACGCCGTATCCAGCTCCATCAGCATAAACTGCACCGCAGCCTTTGCCGGCACCGCAACAGTCAACGTCTGCGCTGTATTCGTCGTCGTCGTCGTCAGGTCGGTATAATCAACCTCAAACACACGGTTGGCGCCGGTGCGATCCATCTCCGACTGCGTGGCAGCCCGCCACTCAGCGGAAGCGAACAGGGCACTGATCGTCAGCGCCATCAGAATCATCGTAAACTTCTTCATTTTTATCCTCCTTGGATATTAATTTTTTTCTAGATCGGAGCGGCTTTAGACCCGGTTTCCCTAAAGCCTAAAGCCTAACTCCTAATGCCTACCCGGTTACCAGCGCACTCGGCCGAACCATGATCTGCCCGCGCGGAACGCCGTAGCGCAGCGTCGCAATGTAGTCATACACGCCGCTTTCGCCCGCGTTGCGGGTATCCAGATCCGCATGCAGAATCTTCTGCATGAACGCAATCCGGTACTTCGCCATGTCGAGGAAGTATCCGCCGGCATCACTGATTACAGAGGTTTTCGCGCCGCTGGAGTCGCGGAACAGGCGGTAGCACAGGTGCGTGCGCACAATCCCGACCGAGAACTTGAACACATCAATCATGTTCACAAACTCGCCGTCGCGGCCGCTTTGGGTGAACTGACGCACCGGGGCATTCGTTGCCGATGCTTGGTCGTCGCGGACGCCGAAGTCGTCCATCTGGTTCTTGAGCAGCGGCCCAAGATATCCGTCGAGCACAACACCCTCTTCGCGGTCACTCGCCGCATTCGTCATCAGCGTGCGCAGCTGGGTTTCCGTGAAGGCATCGAGAGGATCCGTAAAGATGCAGTTGCTCTGCACACGGAACTCTTCCGCAATCGGATACGTCGCGGCGTGGCCGGATGCAGCAAGAATCTTGCCGATACCGCGGCACTTGAACGGGGTTTCCCCGGCCTGCGTGGCAGCGTCCTGTTCGGAAAGAAACATCATTTCCAGTCCGTTTTTCAGGCGATTGAGCGCAGCGGCCTTCTCTTCTTTGCGCTGCTGGTTGGCGGGAATCCCGCGGGTCGCCGTATTTGCGGCGCGCTTGGTGATTTCCCAAACTTCCTCATTCTGCTCTGCAGCATTGCTGAGGTGTCCGTACTCGCGGTGCTTGGCATCGCCGGCACCAACGCCGTCCAGTTTTCCGCCGTAGCTGCCGCCGTCCAGATCGCGGGCGGGCCAGTTATCGACAGAGTTGGTCAGCTGCTGGGGTGCTTCTTTGAGCATGGCGAGAAACATATGTTTCTGTTCGCCCTTGGTATGAATAATCGTATCCCAACTCGGGACCTTGTTACTCATATTGGCTTCGGTCAATGGACCATCTTTCATTTGCAAATCTCCTATTTAGAATATTTCAGCAAGGTCTTCCAGTGTGCCGCCGGTCTTGGCGAACTTCTCTTCACTGAAACCTTTCGGATTTGCAGGGTCTGGTTGACGTGACGGTGTACTGCGCTTTCCGGGTGCAGCGGCCGGCTGCTTCTTGGCCGGGGCCTTCTTCTTCAGCGCGGCGTCTTTCTTTGCGCGGGCTTCCAAAGCCTTCAAACCGGCCTCAATCACCTCTTTCTGCCGCGCGGCGGCAGCCTCAGTAATTGTTGCGGCCTGCGCCAGCAATCGCTGGTTCTCGCGTTTTGACGTCTGCAAAGACAACTCAGCGATAATCTCGGCCTGGCTGTAGATTTTACCCTCCGGATACTGCTCACTCGGCGGAAGCTCCAGCCCGTCCGGGTTGGTTACCAGCTCGCGCAATCGCGCAATCCGGCCCTCCACTTTTGCGGCATCCGCCAGCACCTTTGCGTCGGTTTCGCTGACAAAGCGGCTGTCTATGCCGGCGCTCATTGCGGCCTGCACATTTGGATCAGCCTCTTTCTTCAGGCCTTCCACCTCGGCACGAACTGCTTCCAGCTCCTTTTTTACCTTATCGCGCTGCGCTTTCAGTTTGCCTGTACGGGCCTGAAATATCTTCAGAGCCTTTTCAGAGAAAATGCCGGGCTCCGGATCCTCTTCTTCTTCGGACTCTTCCAATTCTTCAGCTTCCTCGTCAGACTCGTCGGATTCGTCAGACTCGTCAGACTCGTCGGATTCGTCAGACTCGTCGGATTCCTCTTCAGTTTCCTCGGGCTCTTCGTCCAGCTCGGGCTCTTCGACTTCGCCGTCAAGACCGTCAATCACATCTTCCAATGTACCTGCTTCAGCATTTTCAGGATCTAAGCCGTCCTGGGGTTGCTCGTTTCCGTTTTCAGCCATGATGTAACTCCCATCAAGTAGGGTTCAGTTCCTGTTACGCCGGAACAGTTTCGCGTCGGGGCATCCCGCCCCACGCGTATCTGTAAAACGCAAAAAGCGCGAGGTGTAAACCCCGCGCCCCTAAACAACAGCCTAATAACAAAAATCTTACATAATTAAGCTAACATAAACCCCTTGACGACCGCACACGCGCATACCCCTTGCGGATCTTCTCCAGCGCACGCGCCCACCCGATTGACTCATCAATCACCTTTCCGTCCTTCCGCGTCATACGGTAGCAATCAACTCGCCGTGTCTTCCAAAAACGGAACACCTCAACATGCCGACCAAAATCAAAATCAATCACAATCACCATCCGCCGCAACTCCGGAAGCTCCGCCGGATACTCCGGCGCAACCCCCTCTAGCCGCTTCCGCTCCTTTACCGCCCGCTGATTCGCTCGCAGCTTCAACCTGGCACTACACTCCATTGATCGCTTCCGATACATACCTTACACGCTCCTCATATTCTATGGTTGGGGCTTTTGGTTTTCAGACATCTTGTGTCGAAAATGAAATACCATCGTCCCCATAGAATCTCTCTGTTAATGCAACGTCTATCCCACATAATTCGCGGAATCCATGTCCAAGACGGTTTGTTGATCGGGCGCACAACACCAAAATCGAAAGCCCCAACCAGCAATTCAACTCGTACCTTCAAAGGCCGCCAAAATTTAGTGGTAAATTTTTTCATCATTCCTCCTTGGCCTTTTCAGGCCGGTTAATCCGGTCGTTGGGTTGCCTCCAAATTTCAATTAATGCCTGAAGGTTTTCGTTCCGGTTGTAGACGAAATCTTTTTCAACCGTTCTCATCCCGCATTCGCACTCAATGAATTGAAATTCGTCAAAGCCCCAGTCCAAATCCTGCGATCTGGTTTTCATCTTTGGGATCAACCCACATTTACAGGGAGGCAACTCAACCAGTAAATGGAGCTTACGTGTTAAACGCTCGGTTTTGCTGTAATCAATCTGCTCGCTCATGGCTTCTCCATTGCTTCACACGAAGCTCATCTAGTCGTTGGATGTTTTAATCAGCCTTGCTTTTCTGAACGGGCATCTTGTGTCGCCAATCTTTCCTGCGAATGGAACGGGGTCTTTAACCCAATATCCTCTTTTTGACACCTCAACTATTGGCCCCCTTATAGTTCTCCCGAATGCTTTAAACTCTATTGTATCGCCAACATCCAACAAGGTGCTGGACTCTATCGCGTTGGTCGGCTGTTCGTTCGCTTCAGTGTTCATCTAATCTCCTTTGGTTGTTTTGGCGAAGAGTCACCATGTTCGTTGGGTGGCTTTGGAAGTGGCAGCCAGTGAGTGACGTTTTGGAGTCCTCCTGCCCGGCAATACCACAATCCTAAATCTCGAAACGCACAGTCGGGGTAGCCGTTTCCTGATTGATCCCACACCAACACAAGAAGGCCATCTCTTGGCAGTTCTTCTAACACACTCATCCACCCAAACAGCGCACTCGACTCCACGTCATTTTCCGGTGAAGAGTCACCATTTTCGTTGGAATGATTTATTATAACTTCAGCAATTCTCTCAAAAGATTCCGCATTGCGAGTCAGCAACGCCTCAACCTTCTTGTCGCTTTCTGCGCGACGCTTGCCACCCTTCATCAACATTGTTGACCACATCACGGTTGTTAGCGTGATCCCGAGTGCAAAGCCTATAAATAATCCAATAATCATCCATCTTCTCCGTTAATGTTTAATTTTCAGCTAACCAATCATTTCAACGACTTCACCCAATACGCATGCCACTGGCGCATTAAAACAAGCACATCCTTTAGAGCAGCCTGACGGTCCATCGCCGCAATCTTGCTCTCATTCGTTCCCGCCTGCTCTGTCTCAAGAACATACCGATCCATCAGCCGCCGGCAGCACTCCTCAACCCCCTTCCACACCGGGGAGTCCGGCCCCGTCTGCAGCAGACCCGCCAACTCATTATCCGAGCACTCTGACAGCACAATCCGTATCGCAGGCATCCTGCCTGCCTTTAGCTCACATCGAAGCCGATCAGCATCCATCAAAGCAGCATCGGCGGAATTCAACGCCTCAAGCCGCGCCGCCCGCTCCCTAAAAAACAACGACGTCAAAACCAACACCCCAACAACCAACAACCAAACAATCCATTCCATCACTCCACCTCTTTCTTTTTTGTACGGGCGACATTCTTGTCGCCCTCTACCGGAAATGCACCTCAACCAACACCCCGGCTTTGACATCCAACCGGATCTCCTCATCCGTAAAACCGTATGCAGCCTTAATATGACGCCGCTTTACGTAGTACGTATCCTGAAGCCGCTCCGGCCCCGGATCGCCTCCGTACGCCTCAACCACAGCCGACCTCAAAAACTTAGCCCGATCGGTCCGAACCTTCTTCCGCTTCCCATGACTATGTTTTATTCCATCACTCATATTGTATAACCCTTGAATTTTTTATATGTCGAAGGAGGATCTTCATGCCGCCGCAAAAAGCGTTTACACATATCACGGTTATGCCGATGCAGACGCCGCTTTTGATAGCGCTCATATTTTCCTTTACGAACACCAATGGTCGAATTATCAATTTGTTCCGGCAGGCTCAAAACATCAATCCTTGCTAAGATAATCCAGATCAGGTTTTTCACCGCGCTTGGCAGCATATTCAATTTCCACCTTGGCAATACCGATCATCTTCCCGGCTATATTGCCGCATTCATGCGCCTGAGCGCACATCCGCCGGTCAGACTTCACGGCCTGATACATTTCTTCCAACTCATCATACATCTTCGTCATTCTACTTTTCTTTGGCATTATTCACTCCTTCGTTTCTTATATTTAATGCAAGGCGCTTTAGCTTTAAATGCGCACGCTTTGCTTTCAGCATATCCTCCGGCACATCAACAACCGACATACCAAGACAGGCGGCCACATAGCAATCTGATAACTCTTCTGCCCGCCTGCGACTTTCAGCATTAATCTTTTCTCTATTTCGCGCTTTGTAAGCGCGCCGGCGCTCCCTTTCACGACGCATTTTTTCTTCTTCCGGAAGCTTTCTTCTTGGCATAACAACTACTCTCGAACTAATGGTTAAGTTTATTCGGACAACGCCGGTTTAAAATTTAGAGCTTATTTCCCGGGCAACTCAGCCAGGATGTTCCAACCCCAAAAATCACCCTTCAATAACACCCCCCGCCCCGGTTGCGCTGCGTCGCCTCCCGGTCGATGTAGCGGCAATTCTTCAGAAAAAACATCCGCAGGCAGTCAATAAAATCCTTGCAGGCCCCATGCTGACCGTCGCTGCCGGTATAAATACTCATCGCAAAAAGAAGGTTTTTGCAGTCCTTGGAAATCCGCAGCGTCGGACGGTTGAAGAAATCGACCGGCTTGTCCGGATCGTACTCCAGCGCGTCATTAATCATCTGCACACCGTCATCAATGCTATGTCGCGACCCACTCTCAGACTCATAGAACGTCAATCCGATCTCATCAAACTGATCAAACAAATTAATCTGCCCGCCCTCATTCACCCCCTTGGTATTCCCGAAACGGGCATCGAGCAGACGCATCTCAACCTTTTCCTTAGCCGGACCGTTTTCTTTCCAGGCTTTAATCTGCTCGTTGGTCGCTCGCGCCTCGTAGCATTCCCATCCCTCAATCCGCGCAATCTCCTTCTTGTGACTGCACAGCCCCCAGCCAAAATTCTTCTGCGCGGGACCCTTCTTGCCGTCCAGTTTTTTCAGGTTGTCACTCGGCTCCGCCCACGGACCGACAAACCCCTGCCCCGGAATAGCCTCCACCTGGTTCGGCCACTCGCGGTACACATAAACCTCTTCCGGCGTACAGCGTACCCACAGCATGGCCGTGTTGCGCTCCTTCGACGGGTCGGCAATCATATAGTTTGTTCCCTTCTCGGGAATCGCATCCGGCTCAATGCTGTGCACATCCTCATCGAACAAAGGAAATAGTCCGGCCTGCCGACGACGGGTAAATCCGTAGTAGCGCTCAAAAATCTTATCTTCGCTCAACCCCTCTACCTTGCGCCAGATCAGTTCGGGATCGAGAAAGCGGTTGTCATCGCTGTAGAAACAAAGTGCCCCGTTGCGCGGATTCGCGCTCTGGATCACCCTTGGCGTCAGCGCAAACTCCCGTACCGCAGGCGTCCCGCCTGCCTCGCCAACAACATGCTCCACCGAAAGCCGCCGCGCATTCGCCGCCGTAGCAACCACACTCTTTACAGAGTCCACCTGCTGCCCGTCCCGGAACCACTCCAGACAATCCTCATGCTGAAACTGCAAATCTCTTGCCGGCGGCCGGTTATCGCGCGGAACAAGAAACGCCTTGCCATAGCGAAGCACCTTGCCGCCGTCCAGAAAGCGCGCGACCGTCGAAGTTGTTCCCTCAATCGGCGTAAACCCTAGCACCCCGACCGAATTAAAACGCGCCAAACGAAAGTCAAGCGTATCGATCAGCGAGCGCGGGGCCAGCTCGTCCGCACAGTACCCAACGCATCGGTTCAGCCCCTTGCGGTCGCCCGGCTCCGTACCCTCCGGCTTGGAATCCTTCTGCTCGTAGTAGCGGAACAGGCACTCCGAGCGGTTCGGCAGAATAAAACTGTTGTCCGAAAAGCCTGTCTTCTGCTTCCAGGCAATGTAGGTGCTCTCCGTCCGCTGCGCAACGCGGTGCTCCGGCGGCAAAAACTCATACATACGCGCCTGGTGAACCTCGCGGCTCAGATCGCTGTCCGTGTGGTACATCTGAATCTTCACATCCGGGAACTGATACAAGCTTCGCATCGCCAGATAGCACTCCAAATGCGTCTTCGCCGACCCGTTGCCCCCCAGCACACAAACCACATCCCACGGCGCAGCCATCCCGAACGCCTTGCGCACCATCTCACCGAACGCCGCTCCGCCCTCGATCAGCTCCCCGTTTTCCTTCGGAAGCTGCGGAGGAATCATCCAATCCAGACCCAGTACCGCCATACACACAAACCAAATACTCGGACGGTATCCATAGCGCAGCGGATCGGTCTGCTCGTTATAAATCTTCCGCTCCCGCGCCGTAAACAGCCAGTCGAACTTTTCGCGCAGCTGCTGCTCCGTCGGGCTTGCAATCCCGTCTGCAACGCACAGACGCCGCGCGTCATCAATCGTCACCTCCGGCCAGATTGGATGTTTGGTTGCCATAGCTTGTTTTTCTCGCAGTTATTGGTAGGGACGGACCGCCGGGCAGTCCGCTTTTCCAAGGGTTGGAAATTCCACACCGGAAACTTCCAACCCATGGAACTTTCCGTTAATCGTCCGCCGTATCTTCCTGTACCGCAGGCGTCCCGCCTGCCCCGGCTTCCTGTACCGCAGGCGTCCCGCCTGCCCCGGCTTCCTGTACCGCAGGCGTCCCGCCTGCCCCGGCTTCCTGTACCGCAGGCGTCCCGCCTGCCCCGGCTTCCTGTACCGCAGGCGTCCCGCCTGCCTCTCCATCAGAACCAGCACTCGTCCCTTCAGCACCGGCAGTCGCGCGTTCGTTCGTCCGCCCATGCAACGACGACAACGCATAATCAACACCCTCCAGCGCCTGTTCGTTTTCCAAACACACAAAGCCTCCGCTCTGGAAACCTTCCAGGCGGTCCTTCACGATTGCCAGCAGGCTTTCGCAACTGATCCCGTTGAGCCCAGCTTCCAGCACCGGACCCTTCTGGAACTGAATTGCTACCGCCATCTTGCCGCCATCCGGCAGTTGAATCAGAATGGCATACTGATGACACGCCCCGCCGGGGCCAGGCTCATCGCAGGCCAGCACTTCAATCTGCTCATCCATCCCCTCGCCGCAGCGGTGCGCCGTAATTTCGCGCGCGGTTTCCTCATCGACCACCAGCGACGGAATGTTTTTAAACCCAGGCGTTGGTTCATCGTCTTTCGGCTTCGGAGCGGACTTCTCCTTCAGCACTTTCTCAAACCCTTTGCCTTCATCGTCTTCATCACGGAACACAATACGCTCCGCCAGTGCGACCTCTTTGCTATGCCGAATCATATTCAGCTGAACATCCTCATTCGCCACACCGGCCGCCGCCGACACCAGATCATCCCGCGTAACAACAACTGCCCCAACCTCATTCTTTACTTCTTCACTCATCGTCTTCCTTTCTATTTACGTACCGCAGGCGTCCCGCCTGCCCAGTTTTCCACCCATTGAAAATTAAAACCCGCACCCACCGCCACATCCCGACCAGCCAGCAAACCACCAGCGGAACAACCCAGCCCTCATTTCCACCGCACATCTGGCACATCACGTATCCCCATATCGAAAATCTGTGAAGTAAATCAGGCTGCCTCTAAAATTCTCACGCGGCTTCCCTTGCGGATAAAACCAGTGGTTGAAGTCGAGCAGAGACAACCCATCGTTTTTAGCAAGCGTCTCTTTCTCAACCGGAAACGAAGTCACATAAGGAATCGTAATAATGGGCGCCCTGAAATTCTCTTTCGGCAGGAAAATCTCCTGAACACCAATCTTCACACCATCCTGAATAATCCGCTGTTTGGAGCGGTACGGCTTGCCCGTCCACTCACGAACAGACACCACATCACCGTCTTTGTAATAACCCTTTTCATTCAGGCGGATCGTATGGATCTTCTCACCGGACAACCGCTTTTCACGAAACCCCGTCCGCTCCCCGGCTCGCGGATGATATGCCGGAAACACCTGAGACAAAATCAGCACCTTCATAATAATTCCCCTTCCGTGTTTTCTGTGTTTTCAGTGGTCAACCCTCTCCATCCCCGCACCGCGCCGCCGCAATCTCCCGCTTAAAATTCCGACCGACCTCTTGCGCCAGCTCCTGCGTGGCGGCCAACCCGACCGGCAGCGGATCGGACGACCCGTCAATGCAGCGCGCCCGGTTCTCAGCAAACAGATCGCGCAGCGGAACCTGGTGCACATTCCCGGCACCGTCGCAAAAGCACATCCACCAGTCCTTGGTTATCTTCGCTTTCATCAGGTAATTACCTCCTGCTCACATTCTTGCCGATCCTCATACTGCCTTCTTGCTTCATCCGGGTGAACAGGCTCACCGCGGTCCGCCTTTTCGCGTGCCTCTTCAAAGGCACCTTCGCCAGCCTCTTCAAAGCGGAAGTAATGCGCATACAGCCACATCTCCAGTTTGCCGACCGGCCCGTTTTTATTTTTGGCAATGTCCCACCACACCGGCCGAATATGGTTTTCCTCCGGCGCACCGTGGTGGATAACCTTTCCGTTCTCCTTCAAATCGCGGTCCTTCGACAGCAGCCAGATTCCATGCGGAACCTCAGCCAGCTCGCCCGAATCACGCATATCGCCCATCATGGCGAATCGGCTCAAATCACGCTTGCCGGCATTGTTAAACTGAGAAAGCGCAAGGAACGGACAGCCAATCTCCCGCGCAATCGCCTTGTACGCCTTGGCAATCGCGGAAACAGAATAATTGCGGTCCATGTCGATCCGATGGTCTCCAATGCGAGAAAGTTGAATGTAATCCATTACGATCAACTTCAACTGACCCTTCATATTCAGCATCCGGATTTTTGAAAGCTGCTGCGGAAGAGTGGAACTGTGTTCATCAATCACAATCGGAAGCTTTTTCAGGCGCTCCGCGCTATCCGCATAACGCTCAACCTGATCATGCCTGGCAAACCCAGACATCAAACGCGGAAGCGAAACGCCGGACGAATACGTCATATCACGCGCAGCATGCTCTTTGCCGTCGGCATCTAACGAAAGAATCAGCACCTGCTCTTTGCCACGGCAGTTTCGCGCCACATTCCGCGCAATCTGCGCCGCCAACGTCGTCTTTCCAGCGCTCTGCTCCGCCCCTAGAATATAAAGAAAATTCCGCATACCGCCGCCGAGCGCCGTATCCACCTCATCAAACCCGGTCGAAACATAAGGTGGCGGACCTACCGGCTCTCCTCGCCGGATCGCATCCTGTCGTTCCTTAGCCTCTCGCGCCTCATCGATCACCGCATCAAACATCTCTTCACGGCTAAGCTCTTCACGGCTCGACAACTCAGCCAGGTCAAAAAACCGATCAGGAATCCCTCCAACAAACGTTTCAGGATCATCAATCGCCCCCGACTTATAAACTTCATCAATCAAGTCACTGGCAATCATCGTCACACTGCGTAGCAGAAACTTTTTGCGCACAATATCGGCATAATACTCAACATGCGCAGCCGTCGGCGTATTATCAATCAACCCCTCCAACATAAGATATCCGCCAACAGGCTCCAACCGACCGGCATCCTTCAGATACTCACCAACTGTCAGAAGATCGATTCTCTTTCCTTCACAGAACATCCAGTCCAACTGTTCCCACAAATGCCTGTGAGCAGGCACAAAAAACGAAGCTGAACTTATCCCATACTTCTCCTTTACCAGCGGAATTACTCGCTCCGACTCCATCATCGCCGACCCAAGCACACCCCGCTCCGCCTCCTCGCTATAAGGCGGCAACCGGTATCCATCTCTCTGTTCAACATTTTCCATAAATCCGTATCCGTCTCTTGTAGGGCTGGAAAGGTCACAGACCTTCCCGCCGACCTTTAACCAACCACAGCAGTCGAAACCGTTTGCGGACCCGCAAGCAGAAACATCCCAGTAAAAAGAAGATCGCTCTCGCAGGTATTCAGAACGGCCGCCACCCGCTCCGCTTCCGCCTTATCCAGAAACTCAACCGGACCGCGCATCGCACCATCCAAATGCACAACAAAACGACCATCCGGCGTTCCGTGATACTTCCGCTCTGTCACAACCCACGCCTTGTCCGCCGTAGCTTTATGCGAAGGCTGGATCATTCCATACCGCCTTCCGTCCGTGGCGCGGGCATCCCTGCCTGCGCATCCGGCAGCTCAGGAAGCTCCATCCAGTGAGTCGGCTGGTAATCATCATCGGCAAGGCAGTCCCCGTCCCACACACCGGCTTTTGTGATGTATGGCTGCCCGTCGCAATGCGTCCAAAGCCATGTACCATCGCCATCAATAGCCGACCGGTCACCAATCCAGGCACCGTGCCCGGCCTCAAACAACCACACCATTTTCCCAAGCTCTGGAAGCTCATCCGCGCAACGTTTCCAACTATTGGAAAACTGCTCTTTCGGAACCAAAACAACATCAGCGAACACAAACGGCCCACCATTGTTTTTAAGTTGCTCACGATCAACCAGAACAACCAGACCGCTAACGCAACCTTCCCGACCATCCAAATGCTCCAAATCACCAATCTCATTCACATGACCAATCAACTTTTTCATTATTCCACCTGACCTCCGATTTCTGACTTCTGATCTCCGGCCTGCTCCCAGCAAACCACCGTATAATTCTCAAAGAACCCATCGACCGCCTCTTCCCGCTCAAGATCTCCGCGCTTCAACAGAACCGTACCACCTCCGGGTAGGGACGGATCGCCGAGCCGTCCGCTCTCCTCGGGCCACCAAGCCACCTGCCAGCTCTCCCCCGTCACCTCACACCGAACCAACGTAGGGCATTCGTCCAGCTTGCCTATTCCCGAATCACTCATCAGTTGCACCTCTGAAGTTCGCGCATCTTCTTGCGCTTTGCCAGTTGCGCATCCTTGGAAACAAAGAAAGCCTTTTTACACCCACGACACTTCACGCTGGTCTGAGAACGACTCATATGCGACCTGCCGCAGTGCGTACAAACAACTTCGCGCTCCTCAATCCGATCGATCGGGCGCGGGGCCTTCTTCACCGTTTGAACACCCAACCCGTCCGTACGATCCGCATCGCGCAGCGCCGTAATACCCTTCGACACCAGAACATGAGCCTTCGACAAAGCCGTAGCCACAGCCCCCGGCATCTGCTTAGAACAAACCCGGTCAATCAGCTCCTGCGCCTCTTGCAGCGCCTTCTTCGCAGCCAAAGCCTCTTCCCGGTCAATACACAACTCTTTTTTCATGCCGCCAATACCTCCCTGGCAATCGCGCGCGCCAGATTCACAGGCACGGCATTCCCAATTTGTTTAACCTGATCCGCCTTGGTTCCTGAGAACCAGTAGTCGGACGGAAAGCCCTGCGCCGCGGCCAGCTCATGCGGCTGCAGCATGCGGAAACGAATATCCAGCTGATACGGAACGCCCTGAATGAGCATGAAGCGGTCTTTGGTTGTGCACGTCCCCAGCGGAAGGGATGCGGGTTTCACGCCGCCGTTTCCGTAATATTCCATCACCAGCGGCTCAACCAAGCAGTGCTCCGCTTTTGTAACGCAAGTGGAAAGAGGTTTATCAACCGGCCGCACGCGAATGGATGAGCGGTGCCCGTTGGTTAAAACAAAAGGATCTGCAACACCATCAATCAGCGAAATTGCACCGGCAGTTGCAACAGTAGATACTGGCGAGCTGTCAACACCGCGCGGCGCTCCGCACGAATGCTGCGGCAGCATAAACGGCTCCACCAACCCAACCCGGTTCGATGTATCCAGCGTTGGCACCGGCCCGTCAATCGAGTGGTTGCGGTTCGGGTCGCCGCCGTGAAACTTGCTCATAAACGGCTGAACTAAACCAAGATGCTGACCGCCGGCCGTCACTGCCGGCAAGGGAAGATCAACCGCACGCACATTGCCTGTTCCGCGCAGCACGCACAGGAACGGCTCCGCCCAATCGCCCCAAAAACGTTCAATCCCGGCCTCAATTCGCCTCATAGTTGCTTTTGCCAGCGGCTTTTTACGGTCAAATATGGATTGCCCCGGAATATTCCAGTCGATGATCTCCCGCGCAGGAATCCAGTTTTCTTCCGCGTGGGTCGGCTCCGGCCATACAATTTTTTTATTTCCACGCACAGCCTGGATAAACAGACGGCGTCGGGTAGTGGGATCACCAAAATCGGCAGCACGCAGGATTTTCCAATCCACGGTGTACCCCAGGCTTTTAATCATTCCCACCCAGGCCTTAAAGGTCTGCCCTTTTTTGGATTTGAGCGGCTGACCGTTTACGCCAATCGGCCCCCAATTCAAAAACTCAGGAACGTTCTCAACAATCAACCGGTCAACATACAGCTCCTGCAGCCACTTAATCACATGCATCGCCGTCGCACGGCTCTGATCCGAGCAGGGCCGCCCGCCCCGGGCAACAGAATGGTGCGTGCACTCCGGAGAAGCCCACATCAACGCAACCCGACCGGTCGGAACCGCTGCCACCGGATCAATCCGCTCAATCGCTTCGCAGCGGTGGATAGCTTCCGGATGATTGTATTTATGCGTCTGCACCGCCTTAATCCAGTGATTATGAGCATGCAGAGTTACACCCAGCCCAAGATCCTCACACGCCTTCATAATCCCGGTGCTTTCTCCGCCCGCCCCGCAGAAGTGATCGACAATCGTTATTTCCGGCGCATTTTTTTTCATAATCAGACCCTCAACCTTTGCGGTTTAGTCGGAGAGTCCGCGCATTTTTTTTCATCTGGCGTTCCCGCCAGCCAATTTTTCAAGTGAAGAACCGGGTAATTCATATCGACTCCGGCAAACTTGGACGCCATGCCTGCGATTGCTTCCGACCAGCGATTTTTTTCCGGCTGCTTCTTCAAAGCGTTCTCAATCTCAAAATAGCTGACTCCTGAAAAATCTGGGTGACAGGCATAAATGCAGGCAACGGCATTCTCGAAAGTTGGATCCTCCTCCAAAATGGCGAGGAGGGTGGGGTATTCTTCCTCTTCTCCTATCCTATCTCCTCTTCTCTTCTCTTCTCTTATCGGTTCACCCAACTCCGACTTGGGTTTTGCGTGGGTTTCTGTTGGGTTCTTCTTGGGTTTATTATGGGTTTTGCGTGGGTTATGTTTTTTAGGCCGTCCGCCCCGTCCTCCATTCGTCCAGTTTGCAACCAGTTTGGCGTTTGCAATGTCCCAGTTATGGGGCCATCCAACCACCGTTTCACCCCGGGACTCAACATCCACAAACCGGCAATCAATCATCGCTTGAAGAAGCCGATCCGGATCATCTGGAGTCGTAATCGGAAACCGTACAATCGCCGCCAGCATCCGAGCCAAAACAGACCGGTCTGCACCGCAGAACTCATGATTTCTCCGCTGCTGGCAGTGCGCCCACAGTCGAATCAGATACAGCGGCGCGCACGGATCATTCAGCGTTTGAATCAGCATCTGCGTCTTCCAATGCTCCAGAAAATCTGGTTCAACAATCATTTGCAGCTCTCCTGTTCAAACCCAGGTATCCGGCCGCAGCGGCGCGGATTCGGCGCATCCAACGCCCAACACGGCTCACCGATATTCTTCACTGGAATCCGCTGCTTCCTCACAAACATCTTACTGTGTTTCACCTTCACACGGATTCTTTCACCGGACCCCTCCAGCACAGCCTCAACAATCCGATGATTGCGCGGCAGATTCACCACCACCGCAACGACCGGCCCCGACTGAACCGAAGCCCGGGAAGTCACCTGCAACACCCGAACCGGCCCCGAAATCGGCGCGCGTTTTTTTACATTTTTGGAAAACGCCTCAGAATCGCTCAGGAGCTTTTCAAGCACATTGGCGGGTGACGACACCTCTAAGGCCGTCAAAACGCGCAGAGAGGCCGGTTCTGTTAGAAACAGCGCGTTTTTTTCGCGGTTGTAATCCACCCCCTTTTGCAAATGAAGCTGGCGGCGTTTTTTTCGAAGCACATCCCGACTGATACCCGACGCATCGGACAGCAACGCCTCAGAAACGGTAAACTCGTTCATAGCTGACTTCCTTTCGGTGACGGGACCCGTCTCAACAAGGCCCCTTTGTGAATAAATTTTGTGGGCTCTGATGCATATATATATATATCAGTAGTCATGAGCAGCAGACCCCCTCCCCCCCTGCCTGGGTGGCGCTCCCATCCATATAAAGCGGCCGAAAATTTACCCCGCCGTGGACATCAAATCCGCCGGAAAATTGCATCAAAAAGCGTGCAATCACTATAAAAGCCAATGTTTGCAGGGCTGTAACGCGATTAAACAAGAGATAAACAATCACTTGCCCACCTCCTGCACACCATCGACCACACCGCCGGCCGCTGCCCGATCCGCACCGCCAGCCGCCGCCGACCCGCTCCCTTTTGCAGGAAAACTCTCTCCCCCAATACCGGTCTCAACGGCATCGACATCCACAGCATCTACACGCTTGGCTTTGCGCATGGCCTTGGTAAACTCATCCTCCGTGTCCGGAGCCTTGAACTCGGTAATATTGGTTGCCTGCCCGGACATGAGCAGCAGCTTCTCCGCGCTGACGCCTGCACCAATAACCAGGTCTCGCAGTGTAACCTTGGCGTCGTCGTCAAGCACCATCTCGGTCGCACGCTCAACACAGAGCTGGTGGAAGGCGCTCAACTGCCCAGCTATCTTTGCTTTAAGCGGCTCAATATCAGAGGCTTGTGATTTGACAATCCCCGCAACCAGATTGCGTGAAATCCCGGAAATCCGTGACACCTGCCGCTGACTCAACGACCCCTCAGCAAGCAATGTGCAGACCAACTCATATCTTGCTGGATCATAACTCCTGAGACGCTCGCCGGTACAAATACCATGCTGCGCCTCAGTCTTGGACATCATCTCATCCGTTACCGACTCAGGCAGCAGCCGGAGCTGTCCGCCCGGATCAATCGGGGCCAGGTCATATAGTTTATCAGCCATCGTAAAATCTCAAAAAAAACCGCGCGCTAAGTGCGCAAAAACTCATCGCTCGCCGCATATCTGTTTGCGGATCTCGCTGGTATCCGCAAACGCTTACCGGCACCAATGGAAAAAAGGCCACGCCGGCCACCGCTATCACGATGCAGTTTGATCAGGCGCTCGATCGTGCGCGGGCTGCAACTCCACCGCTCAGCCAGGGCGGAAACCGAAAGCATCTCCTCAGCCATCACAACCCGCCGGGCCTCCGTAACTCTCAGCTCCAATGTCTCAGCCATAAAAAACCTCAAAAAAAAAACGCGCGCGCTAATCCTGCCACCAGGCACCAGCCGGGACATGGCTCATCTGCTCACTCTGCCGCCAATCACGCCGCTCAACCGGCTTATGTTTGCGCCGCTTGGCGCCGCGCAACCCGGCGGACACATCCGCCGAACTGACTCCATAATCATCCGCCGCCGCGCGGATCGCTACGCCGTACGGCTTACCGGCCCGCACTAACTGCCGAGCCATCGCAACCGCTGATTGCAGATCACTGCTCATCTCATCAACTCCAACGCCGCCAGGGCACCACATCCAACCCACAAAAAAGCCGCCGCCAAAAAAAGCAGCGACCGAAAAAAAATACGCCGCGCAAAAGTAACCCAATATTTATTATTTGCGCGGCGCCGCCGACACCGTGCCGGCGGAAAATTGGTTGCGGGGGCCGGGCTCGAACCGGCGACCTTGGGAGTATGAGACCCACGAGCTGCCACTGCTCCACCCCGCGACTTAGCAAAATCAGACTCCGGCAGCGGCCGGATAAACAAACGCTGTACATCAATCGGCTGCATCATAACGTGCCTCCAGGTGCCGAGCACCCAGGCGCCGGGACAGCCGGCCGCTCAACGGTCGGGATATAATCAGAGATAGCAGCCTCAGTCACAAATTTGATCTTAAGACCATTATTATTGCAGTACTGCTTAAGCCGCTGGTGCACATCATTATCAATCAATATTGCTTTGCTCATGTGGCATACCGTGGCACACCACGGCGCACCATGTCAAATCGTTTGACAAAAAATGTATAAAAAAGTAGGTTACGACAGAGGAAGGGGCAAAAAATCATGACAAATCGCCAAAAAAACAAATCAGTTCGCTTAAGCGATGACGCTTACGCGCGCGCCGCAAAACTTGCGGCCGAAATGCGCCCAAAATCAACCCTACAGTACGTCATAGAAGATGCTATACAGCAGTACCTAGACCGCGCGGAAAGCGCCGAAAAACAGCGAGTGCCACCAGCCGGCCAATACCAATACAAATCAATGATTGACGCTGCCGCCGAACGCGGCGCAGAACAACCCGCCGAAAAAAAAACTAAAAAAGAGAGGAATAAAACCGATCCACCGCCGACACGTACGGCATGACCTATTGCCACAACAGACAACAATGCACGCCCGAAAACAAATGTATCCATCGGCTTGAGTGCCTTGATCGATGCACCCACTGCGACAGATGCGGGAGATACAACTGCCAAGTGCACGCGGCCGACAGCCGCAGCCAGCAGCCCAAAATTAACGGGCGCAACCTTAAAACATGCGGTACCTGCGACCATATCGACAAACTCCTAAACTGGTGCGATCATCATGGACGACCAACATCCACCACATCAGATCGATGTCCAGAGGGTTTTTGCACACAAAAAGAATAACAAATAAATTTATTTTAACACACAAAACCCCTGAAAACATTGACCGAAACGCACGTTAAAAAAAAAAGTGAAAATAAATCTCGACTATCTAACTGCTAGATGATCTAATCCCAACCGTTGACAAACAAAGGGCCAACCGGCAGCAGCCCAAAATGCCGCCAGAACAAGGAGAAAAAAATGAAAAACGAAAACACAGAAATAAACTGGGGAAAAATTGAAGAGGGACTAAAGCAAGGGTTTTTCGGAACGGTCGAGCTTAAACAGATAGTTGGCAAAACACAAATCCGGCTGTACGAAACGAACATAGCCGATCCTGATGACAACGAATGCGGTTGGGAATGCGCCGAATGGTACCTAGTTGATGATGACGGGGCGGAAACCCTCGTTGCTCGTTGCGACGGGTATACTGGCGTAGAAAAAGAAATTGACGATGACGACCTCCGCGAACTACTCGGCCATACCGTAGAGCAGTGGGAAGATGAGCTGGAAGAAACGAGCCGTGAATGCTTTTGGGAAAAAGTTACATCCTACAACATAACCGGGGAATTGATAGCAGCAGCCAAAGCCGCTGCGCTGGAAGAAGCCGCCGAAAATTACAAAGGTGAGGTTGCGATCTGGGTGACTCCTAACTACTACGCCGGAACACTTAACGCGCCAACCGCCGACTATCTCCGCGAAGGTGATGGATACGCCTACAACGATATCAAGACGTTTGACTCATACGCTGACGCACAAAAGCACCTTAACAATGACGATGGCCCGTATGTGTGCGCGCACGGCGAAGCTGGCCGCCCTAATTATCGTATCGTTAAAATTGATTAAGCAACACACCCACCGTAATAGCGGCCACATGGCCGCCCAGGGCCAACCGGGGGCCGCCCAAAAGATCCCCGAGAAAGAGGATAAAATGAACGAAATCGAAAAAGCAAAAATTGCACTGCACCACATAACCGACATGTTAGGAGCGCACGACTATGACGACGCCGCGCCGGTCTGGGCGTATATTGAAGACCTCGCGGAAGTGGTCAACAAAATAGCGCCGGAACTACTGCATGCCGCCGAAAAAGTCTGTGCAAACATGTATGACCGCGACGAGAGCCACCACGACGACGGAACCGAAACTGACGATTACAGCGTTTTGCAAGAAGCAATCACGGCAGCAAGGGGGGAAGCATGAACTACTTGAAGCACCAAGAAAGCGCGGAAATACCGACCCCGAAGGGCTGGACAGCCAAATATTTTATCATCGAACATTCCGGCGCACTGGGGAAAGAGGTAGCCGACAAAGACGGGTACATCTGGTGCGCTGTAGACGGAAAATGGAAACTCTATGTCCCCTCGTTTGGATCTGGAGGATTCGCCGGACACGCCAGCCTGCAACACATTAAACATGGAGTGGTATACTGCCCGCACAACGATCAAACCGGCGTAATCACCATCGGAAACCGAAAAATCAAACCAGAAAACTGGATACATTAATGAAACACACCTGCAACCAATGCGGCCGGACCGACAACGTCCCCGAGCGCGACATCCTGCAATACATTGAGCGCAGCAACGCCTTCGCCGCCCGTGTTCGAAAACTTATTGCAAGACTTAACGCAACCAAAGGCCACAACTCCATGACCCCTGAACAACGCAGCGCCCGAGCAAAGAAAGCCGTAGCCGCCCGAGAGAAAAAGCGTGCAGCTCGTAAAAATCCAAGAGACAGCGCGTCTCTTGGATAATGTAAAAGTGATCAAAAAGAGTGCAAACAGCCAAAGCGAAACATAAATGATTGCCGCGCAACAGATTAATTTTTTACAGCAAACGCCTCATAATCTCTTGGTCGGGGGTTCAAGTCCCTCCGGGCCCATTCAACCAGTAGACCCCTGCAAACATTGGCTAAAGTGCATACCAACCAATTAAAACAAGGGCATGACCACAGACAAAACTCTACCGCTCCAACTTCTGCACACCGACACAGACCGACACAGACCGACCTTGACACGCTCCCAAAGTGTGCATAATGTGTGCAGTCAAACAGGAGAGTCTATGAAAAACGTTGAGGGCCATCGTAATTTAAAGGTGCGCGAGGGAAAATATTACTGGCGGGAAACGATTAAAGGCCGGAAATATTTTGAGTCGCTGCATGTGCCATATACCGGCCGGAAGGCCGAGGAAAAGGAAGCTGTTGCCCGGATGCAGGAAAAGCAGAAGCTGGCCCGGACAGAGCAGTTTGACCGCCTGGACGATACCCGCGTGAAGGTGGGTTATGCCACGATCGGAGCAATCATCAAACAGTACGAAGCAGCCGCTGCCGCCTACGGTCTGGCTGACAGTTCCCGCAAGAAGGCTGTGAACTCTCTTAAATTCATCATCACCACCGCAACCGGCCACTATTCCGATGATCTATCATCGACTGTTCTGACCGGCAAACTGGTACGGGACTACCGCGACGCCGTGCTGGCCGGAAGGACGGATCTTGATACAGCCAGGCGCACGATCGCATCTACGCTCCGCAACGCCCGCGCAGTGTTTGCCGGGTGGACGCATGACGAATATCGGAAATTGAAACTACCGGACCTGACCGACTTTAAAAAGGGAGCAGCCAACCGAACGCATATCAAGCAGTACGTGCTGCCGCCACAGGATCTAATCGACCGCACCATTAAAGCGGGCCGCCAGCTCCTGCAGGACGGCAAGACCGGCCTTGCCGCCATGTTCCTGCTGACATACGACTGCGCACTTCGCAGCACAGAGGCACAACTGGCCACGCGCGACTGGATCGGCGACGGCTGGATCGAAGTACGCGCCGGCAAGACATGGAACGCGCGACGCGTCGGACGGAAAATCCCGCTGAATAAAGAGACGCAGGCGGAACTCGAAAGCCTGCTGCGCCAGAACGAGGAATACATTCTGCCCGGCAAACACATGACGGAACGGAAAACGCTGGCAGAGCGTGAATTCAGCGAATGGATGCGCGGGCTAGGCTGGACCCGCGAACAGTACCCCAAAACGGCGCATGAATTGCGGAAGCTCAAAGGCAGCAGATGGTACACCGACCAAGGCCCGCACATCGCGCAGACGCTTCTCGGGCACGTCTCGGTAGCCACAACCTGCAAACTGTACGCAACGCTGGATAAACTTCCCGAGGCGCTGCCGCGGGAAAGCTAACGCCTAAACGATGCGTCTATGTATTGCATCAGGGCTTCGCGCTCCTCCTTGGATCGGGCGGAGTCAATGAGCTGATCTTCCGGCCGCATGAATTTACGGGCGGCGCGGGCGTCAAAGTTTCTTTCCACATAGCCTTGCGCTCGCGGATCCTGCTCGATGGCCCGCAGCAGCTCCGAATCCACACTGCCGCGCTCCACCTGCTGATTGATTGCGGTCCGGGCATTCAAGCGGCTTCTGGACTGCTCACGCCGCAGCGGCTCAACCACCTTTTGGCGCAGGAAATCGGCACGTCCGCGATTGGATACTTTCACCCACCGACCTAACGCATTACTGATCACTGGCAGCTGAAGGAACTTCTCCATACGTGTTTTCTGCGGATCATCACCGTAGTCATTCACATCGAAGCGGTGGACAATAGACCCACCGAATGCATTCCAGGTATATTTACCCATGGCGACCACGCTGCGGCCGTCTTGCGCCTGCATCAGATCATCATTCAGTAGCGGCCGACCACGGAACCAGTCATAGGGATTATTCCCGGAAAGATACTGACCCCACGCCAGCGGAACTTCCCAGACCGGGTTTCCGGATGGCAGCTGCCCGCCGGCATACGCCATAATCTGCCCGGGATTACCGGACTTATTCATAATTTTCCACGCAATCGCGCCCGGCATACGGAACTCTTCAGCCAGCGGCAGGCGGATATACATAACCTTTCCTTGCGCGCGGTCTTCCCATCCCAGCGGAATAATCGTGTAATTGGCTTTATCATACTCCGGAATGTATGAATACATGGCTTCAAGGTCTTTCCCCCACTCTTCGCCATCGTCACCAAAACCGGCCTTCAGCGCCATAGTTAGCGCACCGGACGCGGCGGCCCACATCGCCACCTTTGGAGCAATGGAAAACTTAGCCGTATTCCAAGCCATAGCTGCCGGCGACTCCTTCGTGCGGTTAAATGTCGAACGAACCGATTCCTTCCACGGGTTGTAGAACAGCGCCACAAAATCAACAAACGGATTAGCGGCCCCTTTCTGCAGGAAATTCGGAGATCCTGAATAATTGTGGATAATGTACTGTTTCCGCCACTCCGGCATATCCTGAAAGTTCTTGTCCAGGTAGAGACGACCCGCACGTTTCACCGTGCGCTCAAACACCTGTCCCAACTCCATCCACTTACTGGCGGCGCCTACCACCAGGCGGATCGCCCGCTGGTCCGCCCGCAGATTTTCCGGATTCTGCCAGTAGCGCCGCATCAGCCGGTCAATAGCCGTCCCGTCATCTTTGTGAGCCAGCGGATTCGCAACCGTAATCCAATCCTGTTTGCTCAGGCTTTCCAGCGCGCCGACATTCGGCTTTCCGAACACAGACGACGCGGAATCCGCAAACGCCCGCCCGAAATTACGCCAGAACTGCGGACCGCCAAACGGCAGCCGCGAAGTGCGCGGCATCTTCCCCTGGAACGCCATCACATCGCGCACAAAAGCCACCGGCCAGAAACCGTAGTTCAACTGGGTGAACAGATTCTTCACGCCCCGGCTCGGTGCGGACAGCATCTTAATCAGCATTGTGTTTTCCACGCTGTTTCCGCGGTCGAACGCCTCGGCAAACACCTTCGGCACATACCATCCCTCAGACTTGCCGTCGCGCATCACAACAATGGTTCCGACTCGGTCGCCTTCCTTCACCACCACTTCACGGAAGCGGCCGTTCCAGCGCATATCAGCCTGTTTAATCTCATTCGGGAAATGCTGGCGCATCATATCCACCATTTCCGTCTTAGCCACATTGCGCCGCGCGGCATCCATTAAAGAAATATCCTTCATTACCGTCGCCGCTGCCGGATCCTGAATCCGGTTGAGTGTACCGATCTGCCGGTAAATCTTTGCGCCCACATTCGAGCCATAGGTGCGCGCCAGCATCTCATCAATCGAGCCCTCCGCGCCGGCGGACTGATCCTTTGCCACCGCAAACGTCGCGTAATACAGATTATCCTCCATCTTCTGCAAAAGCTCCGGCGTCACCAGGCCGGACTGTTTCACCATCTCCAGCACCGTATCGGTGCGGATCTGCCAAAGCTGTTCATGTGCCGCCTGCAAAGCAGACCAGCGCTGCGGTCCCAGCTCGGCGGACAGCTCATCCATGCGCTGCTTCGAACTCTTTGGCGTGAACCCCAACGGGTTGGCCATATCAAAACGCTCATTCATCACGCGCTGGTGGAACATATATTCTGACAGATTCTCCCACGTCAGATCATTGGAATGCAGAGCCTTCATCACCTGCTGCGAAACGCGGCCCATGTAATACTCATGGCCGGTCGCACGGTAGAGATAGTTTTCAATCGCGCCCTCCACGCGCCCGCGCTCATCCCCTTTGAGCTTCGCCTGATTCATCCGGGCAAACACCGGACCAAACACCCGATCGAACGAAAAGCGAACCGAATCCGCCCGCTCGCGGCCCGTCGTCTTTCCTCCGGCCTCATACAAACCAAACGCCTTCTGGTCGGAATCCTGAAACGCCCTATGCAGCCGCCTCACGCGCTCCTTATGAATCTGCCCGCTGCGGATGTCCTCCTGAATCTGATTATAAATCTTCAGGGCGGCCGGACGTGCTTCAAGCCCCTCATGCAGCATCTGGAAAAACTTAGGAGCCCGCTTCGCCAGCGCCTGCGGATTATTCATAAACACAGAAAACGAATCGGCATACATCTCTGCCGGCTTCTTGTAATAATCCGGCATCGTTTCCGACCCGTTCCACCAGGCAATCAACGGCTCCAGCTCGGCAACAATCTGCGCCTTCGTAACCAGACCGCGCGCCGCGGCCTCCTTCGAAACCATGCTCTGATACCCATTAGACACCCGCTTGTTCCATGCCTTCAGCTCCGCCGGACGCTTCTTGCTCGGACGCGGACCGGCGGCAAACTGCGCCTCCTTGCGCAGTCGCTTGCGGTCGTTATCGTCCAGCAGCGGCTCATCCGTCGTCAACCGCTCCGAAATCATCGACTTTGTGTACTTATTCAGCGCCGCGATATGCCCCAGAATATTCCCGCGCGAAAAGGTGTAATCCGGCAGGAAATCAATCCAGTGGCCGATCTCATGGGCCAGCGTCTTGCGCGCCCAGACCGGATCCTCCTGCTTGCGCTTCTCAAACTCCTGCTCATAAAGAAACTGATACCGCTCATCAGCCACCTTGGCCGTATCCGCATCGTCAAGATTTTCCTGCTGCTGAACCGTCTTGGCATACTCGTTGGCCTGCTCGCGCAGCGCGCGGCGCACATCGCGGGGAACCAGCTCAAACGTCTCCGCCTTCAGCTCAATGCGCGGATCGAGCGGATCGCCGTAAAACGCGCCGGCGGCACGGCCTTTCAGCAGACGCAACTGCTCCTTCACGCGCGGCAACTTCCCGCCTCCCAGCAGCTCCGCCACATGTACCAGCTCCGGCATTTCAAACGGAAGAGACGAATGCAACGGATCATCCGCAGGCACCCCGGCAGCACCCAGCCCGCCTTCACCCTTCCCGCCGCCATCAGCCATCGCCTCCGCCGCTGCGTTTCCAGACATTGGAACGGATTGTTCCGAACCTTGGAAATCCTGCGCGACGGGCGGCTCATCAAAAATAGACGGCGGAACCTCCTGCTGTGCTTCGGCCATCTTTTCCTCCGGTGCGGGCGGGACTGACTGCTTTTCCATAAAAGAAAGCGGATCAACCTCCTCAACAGCAACGGTCAAATCCGGCTCAAAATAAATTTTTACTTTATGTTTTTCTGTACCGGTTATCTGACCTCCGGAGTGCATCATTCCATCATATCCAGCAGAAGCCATTGCATCGAGCAATTCGTCAAAAGTTTCCTGTACCTCATATGTGCTAATCATTTGGGAAACCGACTCATCTCGAATCGCATCGTAAAGATCTGCTACGGTTTCGATGATATTACCGTACAAGTTTTGCTCTCCAAATTTTGGAAAGTTATCCGGGATTCTTTGATTCATGGTTTTGGCCAACTGAGGATCAACGGCCGCATTCATGTCCAAAATATTAAGGTTTTCCTTTTCCGTAACCTTATAGATTACGGGGGTTCCTCCTCGTCCTTTCTTTGAATAGCCAACTGAAACATCGGCAGCATCTGTTGTATAGAATCCGCCGCCGTAAATATTTTGTTCCGATCCGTACCGACCAATCAGGCCGGTTAATTTGGAAGATGTTCCATGATATTGTACTCCTTCTCCGCGCGTGTTACGAATCGGAATCCGGCCAGCTAAAACATCCCGCCGGTTCGCATCGCTGAAATCTGGAACATTTTCTTTCAACCCTCGGAAATCCTGCGCGACGGGCGGCTCATCAAAAATAGACGGCGGAACATTCTGCTGTGCTTCGGCCTGTTCGTCGAGACTCTGCAAATAATACACATCATCCACATCGGCGGCGTCCGGTTCGGCCTGCAAATCGGCTTCCGTAATTCCGCGCGCATCGAGCACCTGTTTCCAAACCTCGGAAAACTCTGTGCGCAGATTGGCGGGCGGCAGGATGCCGTCGGTCACATACTCGTTAAAACCCTCCCAGGTCAACCGCTCATCCTCGGCGGCTTCCCGGTCGGCTTCGGTCTGGCCGGACTGCTGACGCTCCTCCAGCTGCATTTCAACGCGCTCCAGGTGCGCGCGCAGATCGTCGGTCGTCATGTTGAACCGGTCGGCCCACTCATCCAGGCTCTGCGCCGCTGCATCATCCGCTTTCGCCCAGTAGCGGCGCGGAATAATCCCCCACTCCTCAGAATGGCTCTGGAAGGCTCCGCCTGTTTTCTCGCGCCGGATCCCGCGCGCCAGAATTTCGGCGGCAATCTCATCACCGGAAAGCACCTCATCGGCAATCTGCTGCTGCTTCGCCTTAAACTCCTTCAGCTCGGCGGACTGCCGCTTCTCTTCGGCGGTCATCGCTTTTCGGGGCGTTGGCTTCTTCACCTTACGGCCCTTGGTGATAATTTGCTCAATCAACTTTGTTCGCGTAACGGGCTGGTCCGATCCCTTCTCAAAGAACTGACCGTTGCGCAGCACATAGCGCTGCTTCTGAAACGTTACTTCCCGGCCTTCTTCGTAGCGTCCGGCTGGCGGCGCATCTTCAATCGGGCCGCGCGGTCCAGCATCATTCCCAGCTCCGGGTTCCTGCGCCCCGTCTTCACGGCCTGCTGGCGGCTCAAGGTTGCTTTGTTCATTGGGTTTCTCCTGATTATTAATTTCAAACGTCGGCAGATTCTGCGGTGTCGGGTCAACCGGATTGCCAAAGGCGTCAACCGCCGCCGGTGCGTCTGACCCCTGACCTCCGACCCCTGACCCCTGACCTCCGGCTTCCGGCGAAAGCACCTCGGAACGGAACGCCCGCCGCGCCACCCCTGCCGCGCCGCCGCCGGCAAGCGTAATCACACCCACCGCCGGAATTGACTGCACACCACTCTCAATAAAAGCAGTTTTCAGCTTTTCAGGATCAAGGCTTTTCACCAGATCAAGAATCGACTGCGTATCACCCTTCGATGCCGCATCAAGCATCTCCCCGGTACCTTCTTCAACTGCGCCCTGTGCGCCCTCTTCAACCAGAGACTCCAACGCCCAGCGGATTGCAAACGCCGTCCCGCTGCGCCCGATCCGCTGCAGTATTGTCGGATTGGCCGCCACCTTACGGAAAAGAAAGTTTGCCACCTGCTGATCCACCCCGGAACCCAGCGACTTCATGCCCGGAATTGCGCTTACCGCAAACTCAATCGCCGCATACGGTGCAGCCATCGCCTGAGATATTTTGTTATATTCCGAAAGCTGCTCCGGTGTCAGCGCATCCAGATCCTTATCGCGAAGAAACGACCGCAAAAACTGACCAGCCCCCTGCTGCTGCCAGTACGTGCCGACCGCAGCCTTGCCGGTAAACCCGCCAACAAAAGGAATTGAAGAGCCCGCCGCACCAACCAACGCGCTTTCCACCATCGGCACGCCGCTGGCTGCCGCACCCTTCACACCTTTTTCCAGCAGATTGGCGTCATCCAGGCTCAACCGGTCGCCAACTTTACCGAGAACGCTACGGTCTTCCTGAACAGCCGAGCGTAGCTTCTCCATATCCCCGCCGATGGCCGCAGCCGAAACCCGGTTATTCAGCGAAGCCGACCAGCCGCCCATCTTCCAGTGGTCATCAATCGACCCGTCAATCTTTCCCTCTTCAACCGCCTTACGGAACGGCTCAGCCCGCATGTAATCCGCACCGACCTCCGTGCTATCCGTCAAACCATCCCACCAGCGACCAAGATTAAACTGCGCCCGGTCAATAAACTTCTGCACCGCATTCCGGTCGTCCGCCCTCCAGACTCCGAACCGGTCTTCATCCACTGCAACAGGCTCTGCACTTCCACCCAAAGGAAACTCCAGCAGGGACGGGCCGCGCTCCTGCCCCTCAAAGCTTCTCGGAATGCCAAGCGAATCATTGCCGTATGCTGGCGGAATGCCAAGGTCCTGCGAACCCTGCTGCGGCGCAGCTTCCGGGGCGGGGAGCATACTCCAAGAATCCTCCTGCTCCAATGCGGCGAATGGATCCATCCCGCCCGGGGCATCCATCACAGCGGCTTCAGTTCCATCCCCCCAGGGAGTTTCTATTTTAAGTGCTTCAAACGGATCCATGCTGACCTCACTTCACATATTCAAGATTATACTTCTGAATGCCGATTAACACCAGAGAAGGATCCACCTCCTGGGTTTTCCCCGTCTTGGGATCCCGCAGCGTCACCTTGCCGCCGGCCTTTTCAATCTTCTTCAGCGACTCCGTAATCTTACCTTCCCATGTGGACTTATTAAAGCGCCAATCCCAGCCCGGTTTCTTATTCTTCGGGTCCTCCATGCCTTTTAACGCCTCCGACAGCTCTTTTCGGGCAGTGGCGACTGTAGCCTGATCCTCTATAAGCGTCTGGTTTGTGTCTGCTTCAGGAGCATCAATCTTCACCAGCCCGGCCTTCACGCGCAAATCCTGCTTGCGCCGCTCATCAATCACGCTCTGAGCCACCTTGTCGCCGGGAGCGTATTCAATTCCGGCCTGCTGCGCCCAGGCCACATAGGGATCTGCGGCCGGCTCTTCAGCTGGCTCTTCCCCCGGATTCCCGGCGCGCCGGCGTTGGTCTGCCAGCGCCCTCGCGGCATCGGTGCGGGCGTTGTCATACTCCTCATCCCGCTTGCGGCCCGCGCGTTCCGCATCCAGGGCCTCATTACCGAGCTTCTTCTGCTCCAGCCACTCCGTCAGCGGCATGTTCTGCTGACTCTCAAAACCCTGCATCACGTTATAGCGGTTTCCTCCAACGCGCTCTCCGTAATAATTCTCCTTCTCCGCCGTCCGGGCAGGCATCCCCAACCCGGCCGCCAGCTGCCGCCCGGCGGAGGAAACCGTACTCAACCGGTCAATGCGGTTTGTGCTCCCTGCCGCCTCCAGCAGATTTAACTTCTGCTCATTGCTCATTGCGTCTCCCTGCAGATCAATATATCGCAGCAGATCACTCTTACGCTGCGCATCCGCCCGATCCCCTACCCCGGACAACCGGCGGGTTTGCCGGTCAATATCGCTCAGCAGCGCGGACCGCGCATCCTCCACGCGCTCCCTTACATCCGGGCCAATGCGCTCCCGCGGCCCTTCACGATCCAGATCCTTCTGCAAGAAATCTTCCTGGCTCAACCCGCTCTCACGGAAACTGCGCGACGCGCCCGGTCCGTAAATGCGCGGCTGTGACTGCGTGGACAGCTCATCGACCGGGACAGGTGCAGGCAGCACCAGCGGCTGCTCTTCAATTTCTTCGCCTGTAATGGGGTCAATCATTATTCTGCTCCTTCCTTGGCCATTCCGGCCCACATTTTAAAATCATCTGCGTAAATCTCCCGCACCCGTTCTTCCTGGAAACAACTTAGCGACGGCTTCGCATGCCTGCTTACATTCAGCCGCCTGATCGGTGCTGTAATCCCGGCCGCCGCCGCCATCGCCTCCAGCTGGTCCGGGAATCGAAAGAGCTTGATCCCGTCTTTTTCTGCCGGAACCTGTAAGCCGAACGGGCGCCTTTTCCAAAGCGAGTATCTTCCGGCCTGCAGCTCCAGCTCAGCCAGCACATCGTCAACGGAGCAATACTCTCTGGCCCATAAGCATGCGGAAACGAATCGCTCAACCGGGTCCCTGATAACACCGACGAGCAAAGAGCACTCATCGACAACCGCAGATTCCATGTAGCGCCTTGGGCTCTTCATACCGTTACTGAAATGTTCGTTAAACTCATCCGGATAAAACGTCTCGAGAATAGCGGTGCATATCGATGTGGAACCGGCCCTGTGATTGTCAAGGACTCCGACCGATCCGCATTTAAAATATGCATCATTCCTGATCATTAATAATACCCAAGACCATACGGGCCAAACGTTACAGCATCAGATTTAATGAGACCATCTTTTGTGGCATATGCCTCAATTGAGAATTCACAACCCCAGGTGCTCTCTGGGAATATTACATCATCCTCGTCGATCGATACGGATGCAGAGCTGCTGGTTCCACTTCCGCTAGCCTCAAGCCCTTCGCATGAGAAATTATGATATCCAGTGTCATACGCCTCCCAATAAATATCACAACCGGTAGTTTCGGTAGAAATCGTTGCGGTAAATATAGGCTGCGGAAGATTGCCCGTTACGTTTCCGATTGTCGGGTTAGCACACTTACTAAGCGTAATCGATGCATCGTCCGAATCATCGCACCCGGGCCGCTCAGCACGGGCGTAATAGGTTCCGGCCTCGGAAACCGGCTCGGTTCCGTTCGTCTCAGTAAACGTTTCGCCGTCAGTGCTGTAGTAAAGCGAGACCTCTGGATCTTCGTGGCTGATCTCAAGCGTCTCGCCGTCAGCGTTGAGGGCAAGCGTCGGGTCAGAACACTGAATCGTAAAGGTCTCGGTTACAAAAGTGGAGCGCAACCCGTAATTGACCGCCCAGGCCGTGATCTCGGATGTTACGTCCAGCGTGATTGTACCAGTGTAATCCTGCTCAGCGCCGCCGTCGATCGTGTATTTAATGTCATAGCCCTTATCGTGTGCGATTTCGACTTCCGCGAAGTCGTCGAATGGCGACGCACTCGATGTCACAAAGTACGGCGCGTCAACGAAGAACGAATCGAGCGGTTCATCGAGATTCTGCGGACCAAAGTTCTGTACGCACGGATCACACCACTCGCTCGGGTTATCTACCTCGTTGACATTGCAGTTGTGGCAGAGATAGATTTTGCTCTCGGCTTGCAGCATCTTCTCGACGCTTTCCTCTCCGCCGTGCTCTTCAACCCAATCGCGGTATTCCTTCGGCATTTTGAACAGATCGCCGAGCTCCTCCTTCCGCTTGCGGTAATACCGGAAACGCTCCTGCCGATCATACTCCTCCGGATCGATCGAACGCTTATGCTCTTCAGACGGACTTAAATACAAAATCAGGCTTTTCTTGAATAGCTCCTCTTCGCCGACCGCTTCCGGCGCGGCCTGCTCCGTCATCATCCCGACCTCGGTAAACATCGGATTGTAATCAACCTCGATCCTGGCCGAGACCTCGAGCAACGATTCTCCGGCCTCGATGGCCCCGTGCCGAGACATATCGAAAGCGGCGGGCAGGATTTGCCCGATCATATTACGTGGCAGATTCGACATCGAACTGATCAATCACTTTGGTAATTTCACCCCATCTCGAAGGCGCTTGCCGGGTTGAACCGGAGCCCAAAGAGTTGATCCCAAACAAGGAACTCACCTCTTTCGGTACGCTGTAAATCATCGCCATGCCAGTGTCCGGATCGACTTCCGGGAAGTTGCGCTGCGCTCCGTCACGCGCAGACGTTTCAGCCGTGTCGGCCTGCTCTTCGCCGTAGAACTCAATCGTCGCCTCGGCATAATAGAACCGGGCACCAGCCATCTCTACCGGCGAATCTGATATGCGATACTTGATCAGGATGTTGGAATCGACCCATAGCTGCCTGGACTGTGTTGAATCGGTGGGCCACTCGTTATCATCCTCCGCAAAGCCTGCCGGAATATACGCGCCAATGTCGGTCAGCATGGCCGGATGCACCGCGCAATATTTGCGATAAATCACCGTCTCGATTTTCCGTCGCGTCTTGCGAATGATCTCCAGCAAACTCGGGTTGCCGTATTTATCTTTCCCGTAGGTAAACCGGGGCAGCAGATTGAAGTTACTCATATTCTGCTCGTCATCGCCGGTACCGATTGTAATCTGAGCCGGTACAAGGTTCGACTGATCGACGTAGAATCGAAGGAGTGACGCCGTGTTTGCCACCAGGTAAGGATACCCATTTTCGTCTGATATAAGAGAATCCGAATAAACCCAGCTTCCTGGGCCAGATCCGTTTACGCCTTCGTAATAAAGAGCCGAACCAGCATAGCTTTTGATTCCAATCAGCTCAGTGGTAGACAAAAGGCTTACTTCTTTGAGCGTGTGCGTTGCATCCTCTACGGTTGATGCGCTGTAAATCTGTCCGGAATTTCCCTCCTTAATGCCATAAACAGACTCATCATAATCACCATAAATCATTGCGAACAACGGAAAATCGTTTCCTTGGCTTGTGGGCTTTACGCAATAAAACGCAGCTGGAAGACCGTTACCTCCAACGAGCGAATCAGTAAACCAAATAACCGACCCATGCTGGCACGCATCAAAAATTCCAGCTGTATTGCCTCTGTAGAGTCCCGTAAAGTTACTGGCCGCTGTTTGTTTTGTGAGCGTTCCGCCAATGCTTCCGCCGCCAAAGACCTGACTTGACAGCTGACTGAGCGTGCTCGTGTCGATGTAAATAACGCTCCCGTACGGACCGGAATTTGTTCCAGAAGTTCCAGTTTCAGAGCTATAGTAAGCAGACGGAATAAACCATCTGTTCCATTCATCATCCACGTCTTCGTACCTACTTTTCCAATAAGTAGAGTCATTGTCTCCGGTTTGTAAATAGGTCAGATAATTTTCTGTCTCTATGCCGCCAATTTCCGTGTGGTCGAGATTCCATAAAACGTTTTGTTCATTGCTGGCCGTGTGAACATAGGTTTTCACATACTGCGAGTTCCACTCACCATGCGTTTCTGTATCCCATCCATACGGAGCTTCGGACGTTTGAGTCCAATTTGATGCGTCTTGGGATGGACGAATCCCGGTGGCTGATGTGATTGCGGTAATGCATATATACCACTTTGCAACATCTTCGTCGTAAACAACATCGTCAACACTAAATGTCGTATCAGCCCAGTCCCACGTCTGCGTCCCGAGCTCCCACGGAATACTGGTTGTACTCTGGATCGCATCTCCGTCAAGCAGGCCGTTGATCAGCCTGGCCACCGTCTGAGAATCGATGCTGACCGTGCTCTTCTGCTTGTCGGTGCGCGACTGGCGGGCGTGTAATATCCACTTCGGCTTCGAGTCAGAAAGCATAGCGGCCGGCAGCTCGAACCGCTGACAGTTCAGTAGCCAGTTGTAGAGCCCGTTCGGTAAAATCTCCGGCGGTGACTGCATTGTGTACTGCTCGGCCCACACGCCATTCGTTGCATCATAAATCGTTGACGGCTTTTCCGGCAGCTTGTCAGTGTTGTTGCCGCGCTCCCACCACTGAGAGACGACTGGTGTTCCAGCGCGCGGCAGCGTACTGCCAGGAACCTCTGTCGTCCGGTCCGAATCGTACAGCGTCTGCTCGATCTCCCACACGATTTCAATTTCGTGGCGATAAAGCCGCGTATCCTGCTCGCGAACGGTGCCCCGGTGCGCCACCGTCCGGCCCGGTGCATCCCCCCTCAGCGTCCACGCATCAACCGTCGCCGTGATCAGCGGAGCGCTTGTCGGCCCTGCGTCAACCGCCCACGTCTCAGTGATCGGCGCCGTTGCATCGCCTTCGGATAACAGAGGCGTGGTCGATCTGTAAAGCCTCTCGGTCGGCGATCCGTTGAGATACGTTTTAAACAGGCTGTAGTAGGTGTAATCACCAACAATCGTGCTGCCGACAGTCGAAATGTAATAGTCGGACTCAAGAACCAGCGTCGGGTCCCGATACGGCGCAAACTTGTAATGATTCCCGTCAAGCACCTCCTGCAGCAGATACTCCTCATTTGCAGAAGCCTCCCCGCCACCGGACACCACAATCTTGCCGACCGGACCGAACTGCACCTCTCCATCCGCATTAAAATATCTCTCCTCAAGATACTCCTCAATCAGCTCCTCGCTCGTGTCCCACTTCAGCAGATGGCCCCGAATCGCTCCGGAGTTAGCACGATAATAAAAATAAAGCTCCGTATTCGCCGAATCCGTCAAATACACATCAATCACATAACTGCCGTCATCCTGCCGCAGCGACTCCACTTTAATCCGCCGCCACGTCCCGCTCAGCGTGTCATCACGATACTCAATATCCGTAAACGTATCCTGATTCAGATACGCAACCAGATCATGCACTGCCGCCCCGGCAACATTCGCAACCCGCAATACAGGCATCTCATGGTTGGAGTGATACCCGCTTTCCTTGAGTGTAAAAAACTCACTCCAATCCACCGCCGGCGAAGACCCGCCGGAAGGAATTAAACTTGTAATAAACCCCTCGCGCAGCTCCTGATACACATACCAAGTCTCAACGCTTCCCGAGGGCTCTTCTTCGCGACGTGCCTGCACGCGGCCCGTGCGGTATAAACCCGTGCGCGTTCCGCCCGATACCCGCGGGTCTGTAACCGAATAAAACCGATCCGACGCCACATCATTATAATTATCCACCGATCCATAAAACCGCAAAAACTGTTCCGCACCCGCCGCATCAGATCGGTCAATTTCCCAGCGCCGTGTGAACCCATTACCAACCGAAGCTTCCCCCCAGAAATCCCCCTGGACAAACTCCGCTTTGCTTTCACTCAAAATCTCTATCAACCGATTATGATTCATCAGAACAACCTTTTAATCTTCGTATGGAATATTTCTATTTAGCACGCGCTTATCAGCCCGAAGCACCTTACGCGTCTTGGCCCAGTGCCTAAATTTAGACCTCGCGCTATGATTCCCCATCAAGCGCCTAAACTCACTGCGGATCACGACCCGCATTTCCCCGGCCCATTGCGGATACAAAGGCCGATTCGGGTATTGACCGATCCCTTTCATGGTCGTCCACAAGAACGTTGAAGGCCCCCACACATACGCCCGGAACCAGCGGCCCTCCAGCATCAGAATATCCTTCAGCACTCGGCTCGCATCTCGCGGACTGCACGGCGTACAATCATCCCACGTTCCGCGATCGCAAAGCACGTCATGCGCCTTCCACGCCAGCGACACAATATCATTTGCCGGGCCGCTCGCGCCGTCGCTCGGATACCCGTCAGGCCAGCTCAGGCGCTTGCCGCTCTTCTCATCCAGCCACGAATTCGCCTTCAGAAAATAAATCCGCTTTTTCATTTGCGCCCCCATTCTACGTGTACTGCGAACGTAACATCAACTGACCCGCCGGCCTTAGCCAGCCGCCACACAATCACGGACAGCGCAACAAGCAGCACGGCCCAGCCGATTATGCTGGCGATCAGATCAGTCATTACTTACTATCCCTATTCATCAGTTTTATTTCTGTTGCGATTTCTGCCACACTGTCTTTCAAGTATCGCATATCAGTTTTCAACTCGACGATCGTGTCGTTCTTGGCCTCCATCTTCGCAATCCGGCGCTCTTGTCCGATCGCAGCAATCGCCTGTATGGCCACAACTAATGACAGCAAAGACGCAATTGCAGTCAGTCCTTTGCACCATTCTCTATCTTTTGAGCAACTTTGTTTTTCCATTGCTAATCCCTTTAATCCTCTGGCGGCTGGTAAGTTTGATTGGCTTACTAATTGCTATGCCTCACAGACTCGATGGAATACAGCCCTGAAATCTCGGCGGAAGATAGCTCCCCATTGATTATAAACACATCGTCCAATTTTGATTTGCAGGTCTTCACACTGCCATCTTCCGAGCATCCAACATAGAGATCGAATTCTGTCGAGTACTGAACAGTCGGAGCGGCGGTCATAGATCCGTTTTTGACGTTGACTCCGTTTAGGTACGCACTGTAAGTGCCAGCATCAAAGCGGAGCACAACCGCTAGATGAGTCCAAACATTAGTTGCCTCGGTCCATCCGGTCACGGTCTGGTTTGCCATGATATTATTTTGAGCACCAGCCTGCCAACTTAGCATAGTTAGCTTGTAGTCGCCTGTTCCTGGACCATAGTACATTTTCCACGATCCATTATCTGTGCCATATTCTCCGTATGTCAGTATTGGATTGTACACTCCGGTCGCAGACGGTGCGGTTGGGCTGATCCAAAAACCAATGGTAAACGTTCCGTTGGTTGGTGTTGACAATGTTGCATCATTGTAAATAACTTTTTTGCCGGTATTATTCTCCGACGGATACTCCAAATGTGCCCCCGTCTGCCACAGCCTATTGTATTTAACGTGCTGTACGTCCGAGGATTTAAAAAGCAGAGATTTTGGGGATTTATCCAGTAAGTAGTCGTTGTCAAACGTAGCCCAAAACAAGGCGTTTGTCCATTGCGGTAACTGCCGATAGGTCTCAATGGAATCAACCGGATCGGTTCTGTTTTGCAGATCTCCTCGCGGTGAGATTCCCAACTCCCGCTTGGCCTTTTCAACAAGCCCATAACTGCTGTAGTGGATATTGTCCGAGTTGATGTCCAAATCATCACAGTCAATCAACCTGATATTTGGCAAGGTTTCCGCCACCTGATACGTTTGTTGCTGGACAGAGTAGCCTGCAATCGTCCCATTGTTGCGTACAAGCGGAATTGTAAACTTAACGGTTGGTTCACCCAGATCAGATCGCATCGACTGAATCATGTTCGTCATGTTTTCGTAAAACGCGTTGTCCTCCCACCCGATGGTATTAAATTTGTCTCTTTCGCCGCCCGTGAATACGATCTCGGTCAATTTTGTGTTGTAACCAAGAGCTTCCAGATCGGCTACCATGTTTGTGTATTGGCTGATTACTCCGTCGTATCCAACGGTATTTGTTGCGCCGGGCGCCCAAAAGTCATAGACCCCTTTTGCTCCCCACATATATTTGCATATTGCCGCCTTTGGATATATCGCATCCATTACAGGCCCGACAATCATCTCGGTTCCCCAATAGTTAGTCGATGCCTGCTGTAAAGTTGTTAACGCGCCGCTGGATATTTCCCGACTGGAAAATAAAATATTCGTGTTCGTTAGCGGTATCCCAAAATCAAGCAAAGCCTGCGATGACTGAGGGGACCCATCGTTGCTTTGACCAAACTGCAAGCGAATGTAGCAGGTTTTACCCTGATAGCGGATATCAGCTGCGCCCTGCGTGATTCCGTTCGTTGGGTTAAACCAGGCGTCGATTTGCCCCTGCAAGTCAACCCCCTCCACTTGATACCGGTTCACAAACCGCAGCGCATCCCCCGCAGTAACCGGACCCCTTACAGAGATCCATTTGCTGCCAAACGGCAGTGCCCATGCAGACACCGCCAACCAATAAAACAAAACAAAACAAAACAGCTTTTTCATCGCGTCAACTCCGTTACCGTCATTGCCGAATCAACATCCTCGGCATACTCCTTCACCCACTTCACCGACCGTGCGCTGCGTGCATTCAGCGGCATCGACTCGCCCGGCGTCACGACATGCCCATGGCTTTCCGCAACCGGATCAGTACCGTCCAGCGTAATCCGCATCGTCACATTCGGCGTCATCAGCACCATCGTCGTCAGCTCATTCAACGCAACGGCCAGCTGCCGCACATCGTCATCCACCGTTTCATTGGCGTGCTGCACACCCGGCACAGCAATGTGATTCTCCAGCGAATTCACAACAAACGTGTTCATCTCGTCCTTCCTTCCTTTACAGCCCGCGGGCTTTCTTTAAATAAAACAGCATCTTATCCGCTGCGGCCCGCTCCACACCGGCCACATCAAACTTGCTTTCATGGTTGTAGTGCCCTACCGATCCGCGAACCGTCACATAATCGGCAAACAGCTCCGGAAAAACTTCTTGCACCCAATTCGTACCGTCATCACTATCCGGGTCTTCGCCCGTATGCTCTGTTAACGACCGAAAACAATTCCCGCTCGTCGTGCTGTAAACACGCGATCCAATTGAATAACCTGCACTTTCATCCCACGACACGCGGGTAAACCGCGGCGGATACGGCCGATACCGCACCCAAACCGTATCGCTTGCCACACCGTCATACACCCGCCACCCGGCCGGCGTCTGCTCCCAGCCAAGCCCTTTAATCTTGTTCTTCGCATCCGCCTCTGTTGCATGGATCGACGCCACCGCATCAATCTCCTGCAGCCCGCTGAACCACGTCACCCGCAATGAGCTCGGGTCTCCTTCAGGACCACCCTCCAACCACCCGGAATACAGCGGAAGGTAGGAGGTTGTAAAATTAAAGATTCCTGTACTTATTAAGATTTGTGCGGGAAGCCCGCTTTCTTCGGCGGTCTCATACACCCAGGCCTGTGCAGTTGAACTGTAGTACACCCTTACTTCGTAGTACGGATCATCCAGCAGGTTGTACCCAAATTCAGGCTTTCCATTACGCATCCCCACAAACGGAAGCCTTGCATCCATCGGCCCGGAAATAACGATGTAGCTGCTCGAAACGTCCATCTCCGAATCGACTGCTGCGTCAATCACTCCGCTCTCTGTGCGCGGCAAAACCCCGTCACTATCCAGCGCGCGCTCTTCAGTCAACGTAACCCCATCCGGCCAGAACGCATTGCGCCACGCCGTAGCCAGCGCCATATTTATGTAGTTCACCATCCGCTGAGCACCCAAAGAATCCGCCGCAAAATCAGCCGCGCTCTTCCCGATGTTCGGCAAAAACTGCTCTTCAAAATACTCTTTAAAATTCAAACTCCTCATTGAGCAGCCTCCTGACGTACGGGCTGCCCTTGTGGCTGCCCAATCGCCATCAAATCCGTCTCCGTAAATCCAAGCCGACCAGTCTGCGCGTTTTCACGCTGCTGAGTTTGGAACCCGAGATATTCCAACTGCTCCTGAATAATCGCCGCCGCAGCCGGACTGATTTCCGGAAACGCACCGGGATTAGCCTGCCGCAGCTGCAGCTCCTGCTGGAGCACCTGCAAACGGATTGGAAAGTTCTGCGCCCGGTTATCATCCGGCCGATTTGGGCGGATTCCCTGCATCATCAGCGCAAGGTTTTTCTTTTCATCCGACGCCTCGGCCGCATCCGCTGTTTCACGGCTGCGC